CTCCTGTTCAACCCCCGATGCAATGCGGCCGGAACGGGCAAGGTTGCCTTTGGTGCCGGTGGCAAACTCAACATGGCCGGGGCGGGCATTGTCGGCTATGGCAATTCCTCGACGGCTGGAAGATTCGGTTCTATTGACTGGGGTAAAGGTTCGCATCGCATAGCTGGAACGATGGTGCGGCGCAATGCGAGTGACGCCTCCAATGCAAACGATTTCGGGTCCGCCTATCTTGAGCTTACCGGGGGGTCGATGACCGGGACCGGCATAACCTGCGCCTGCGACGATGGGGCCTGTCATATCATCGGCGGGACACTGACTGCCCTGGCTGACCCCAGCGGGAAGGTTCATACACATGGAACCACAAATGGCGGCGGCAATCACGCCGACTACACGTTTGATACTGAGGCCGCCCCCGGCTCAAGAGCAATGATGGGAGTGGGATACTAGGGGTGCCGGACAAAGGGCCTGCCGCAAAACTCCTCCAATGGCTGCCAAAGGACTTGATTGGCAACGCCAAGGCCCGCAAGCACCTTTGGAATGTCTCGAAAGCCGAACAGGGGGCGCTGCTGGCAGTATGTGGTGATGGCGCGGACGGCTTGGTGTTCTGGTTGAATGCGTTTGGCTGGACGTATGACCCAAGAACGCCGACCAAGCACCTCCCGTTTATAACATGGCCAAAGCAGGACGAGTATCTTCGCCAACTTCATGCGGCGATATATGAGGGGCATGATATTCTTAGCGATAAGTCGCGGGACGAGGGTGCGTCGTGGCTCTGTTGCATGGCATTCTTGGGGTTTTGGTTGTTTGTGCCGGACACACCACTACTGATGGTATCCCGCAAGGAGGATTACGTTGACCAGCGGGGCAACCCGGATTGCCTGTTCTGGAAACTGGATTATGCCCTGAGTCACCTTCCCCCGTGGATGAGGCCGAAAGCCGAGCGACGCCTGATGCAGCTTGCCAATCTTGATAACGGCTCGGTAATTAACGGGGAATCCACGAACCAGGACGTTGGCAAGGGCGGCAGAAGAAAAGCCATATTGCTTGATGAGTTTGCGGCAGTGGACAATGGGGATGAGATTCTTGCGGCAACCGCCGATACGACCCCATGCAGAATGTTTAACTCTACCCCAAAAGGCATGGGCAATGCCTTTGCGAGGGTGCGGTTCTCTGGCAAGGTCAAGGTCATAACACTGGCATGGTGGCAAGACCCAAGAAAGAATGCCGGACTCAGAACAATTACTCTGCCCGATGGGAAGAAAAAATTTACCGCTCCGTGGTATGAGGCGGAATGCGCAAGAAGGACAAGCAGAAAGGAAATCGCCCAGGAGCTTGATATTGACTATCTCGCTTCCGGCGAAGCATTCTTTGACTTACCCGTTTGCCAAAGAATGCGGGGCAGCGGACAGCTTAGAGACCCGGACTTGCGGGGAGAGGTTGGGTTTAAGGTCGATACCCGCACGGAGGGGGTGCGGTATCGGCTCGAAGGAATTGAGTGGAAGCCGGGAGGGGGGCGGCACTTGTCGCTCTGGCTTCCGCTTATTCCCGACAGCAAGCAGAAACCCCGGCCACGGCAGGACAGAAACTATGTCGCCTTTGCCGATATTTCCAACGGGCAGGGCGCATCCAATTCCGTCCTGAAGATAGCGGACACGACAACCCGCGAAGAGGTCGCGGCCCTGGTTGATGCCGACCTTATGCCGCAGGACTTCGCAAGGGCTTGCGCGGCTGTCTGCATGTGGTTTGGCGGACAGAATAACGTGCCGCTGCTGGGCTGGGAAGCCAACGGACCCGGCCAGATGTTCGGCAAGGAACTGTATCGGCTTGGCTACAGACTGGTACTTGGTAATACCGACCCGAACATCCCGTGGGAGCCGTCCGACAACAAAATCGGATGGTGGTCCAGCCGGGACAAGAAAGAAGCCATGCTAGGGGACTTGCGGGGTGCCTTGGCCAGAGAAGAACTGATTCTCCATGATGAACGAACGGTTACTGAACTGGAACAATATATTACTTACCCGTCCGGTGCCGTCGGCCCGTCCGCATTCATAGAAGAAGCCGAAGGTGCCCGAAAGGCGCATGGGGACAGGGTTATCGGAACCGGAGGGTTGTTGATGTGTCTGAGGGACATGCCCAAGGCAAAACCGGCAGACTTTCGCGCGCCTCCCAAGAGTTATGCTTTCCGAATGGCAGAACGCACGAGACGTCGTAACGCACGGAAAAAAGGGTGGTAGATGGACAATTCCTTTTCCAGCAAACTTATAAAGGCAGTCAAGCAGGCCCAGGAAAAGACCAAGGGGTATTGCAGTCACCGCAGGAACCTTCTGACGGAATACTCCGGGCCTTACTACGGGTCGAGTGAAAAAGGCGCACTCTCGGAGGGGAACTCAAGAAGGCCGCTCAACACTATTTACATGATGGCCTCTATCTTCGTTCCTCACCTGGTATTCAAGAATCCGAGGGCGATGATTCGGGCCAAGACCGACATTGAGTTGCGCCCGCAGGCTGAAATAAACGCGCTCAGAATGAACGTGTTGTTCGAGGACATCGACCTCTGCCGAACCCTGCGAACGATAGTCACCGATTCGCTGTTCGGGCCGGGCATAGCGAAGATAGCCCTGGAGTTCCGGCCCCAGTACGAGGAGTTCATGGAGGAAATGGGCTACCTGCACGACCAGGGCCAGCCCTATGTCAATCACGTTGACCTCGACGATTATATAATAGACTCCCTTGCCAGGCGCAGGGAGGAGGCGTGTTTCGAGGGGGACAAATACCGGCTTCCCCTTGAATACATACTGGAGTCGGGGCTGTACGACAAAGCTGTTGTCGAAAAGTTAAGCACGGGGGAGTACGAGCAGACGGTGAGCAAGACTTCCAAGCTGTCGAAAGGCGCTTCGGATATAGCCGCTGCAAACATTTACGAGTTCGTCGAACTATACGACCTGTGGCTTCCGCACGAAAACATGGTAGTTACCCTTCCCGCTCAGGACGAGTGGGCCGGTGGGTTCCTGCGGGAAGTCGAATGGGAAGGGCCGGAAAGCGGCCCGTACGAGATGCTTGGCTACCAGTGGGTGCCGTCGAATGTTCTTCCGGCTCCTCCGGCAAGCATATTATTCGACCTGCACCGATTGATAAATGCTGTCGCCTCGAAGATGGGCGACCAGGCACAGAGGCAGAAAGATATTCTCTTGACCGAGGACACCGCCGACGAGAAGGAAGGCGAAGGAATTGACCAAGCGATTGACGGTTCGCGAGTAAGGGTTCAAAGCATAAGTCGCTACCTGCCTGTGTCTTTCGGCGGGATTAACGACAAGAACTTCGAGGCCATAGGCTTCTTCCTTGCCCAGCAGAGCAGAATCGGCGGGAACTTGGACCTGATAGGGGGCATGGAGGCGCAGAGCGGCACGGCGACACAGGACCAGTTACTTGCCTCTTTCGGCGCTACTCGCCTTGACGATTATCAGTCTCAGGTACACGGCTTCGTCAAGCAGATAACAAAGCGTCTTGCATGGTATATCTGGGACGACCAGACCGAAGAGACTCCCATGATGCAGGAGATGGGCGGCGTTCAGCGGGCCGTGGAGTTCAGCGCGCAGGACAAGGAAGGCGAGTTCGATGACTATTCGTGGGACATCGAACCCTATTCAATGTCGCCCGACAATCCGCAGAAGCAGTACGAACGAACCATGAAGTGGGTCTCCGAAGTCCTGATTCCGCTTAGTACGCTTGCCCCGCAGTCCGGGGTTGTTCCTGACGTTGAGAAAATATCCGAGATAACTGCAAAGCAGATTGACATTCCCTACGCCGAGGAATTGTGGATACCAATTGCCGACATGATGATGGGCGCGCAGCCCGCGCAAGGCCCCAATACTAACGAACCGGCAAACGCAGCCCCGACAGGAAGGCCGAGTCCGCAGCCCAGTTCACCAACGGTGTAATATGGCTACAGGAAGCGCGATACTGAACGGAATACGCATAGGCGTTGTCGATAACAGGCCCTTTCATTATAAGTGCGAAAGCGGCAGGGCGGTGGCTGACTGGGACTCCGCTCCGAAGGGAACGCACACGCTGCTTAATCGCCCGATACTCATTGAGTACCCGCTGTCCGAGGAGGCAAAGGCGCAGCTTATCTACATACTGCAAAACACTTCGGCAGATACCGGGAAGAAGCGGATAGCGCTGGAAGATTTCAGACAACACGATGCTAATTTTGCTTATGTCGTGGAGGTTATGGCGGACGGCAATGTCTAAAGGCAGCGCCAACAGGTCATTCTCAAGTGCCTACGGAGACGGTTACGACCGAATCTTCGGCACGAAGAAAATCGGGCACAGCCGCAAGACGTACATTGTGCGCGACGGCAAACTGGTCGAAGCCGGACCTGGTGATGTCGTTATCCCAAGGGCCGAGATAGTCTCGTGGAATGCCGGGGTATTGCCGGAACAGGTACAGGAAGCCAGAAAGTTTGTTGCTGATGAAAATATAGACGGGGTGGTTTTCAATCCGAAGGGGGATGTGGTTTGCCGGGATGGAAGGACTTATGACAAGTACCTTCATGCCCGCGGACTGCACGTAAGGTAAATGCCGTTCAAATCAGCAAAACAGAGGGCATATCTCAGGCATAACCACCCTGAGATATTCAGGCGGTGGGTACGCAAGTACGGCCATCGCGTAAAGCACGGAAAGTGCAAATAGTCTCGGTACTCCCCTCGCGCGTAAAGCGGGGCGCACCATATCAAAAGGATTTCCAAATGTCGGAAGAAGAAATCTCTGCGCAGGCAGATGACGAAACAGAAGAGACTTCGGAGGAGGCCACTTCTAAACAAAGCGCCGAGGAGGCCGAAGGCGATGAAGCGGCGGCCGAAAAGACTGCCGCAACAGAAGCCGACGACACCCCGGACTGGTCTATAAGCGAGAGCGAGGCCAGGGCGCTTAAGGGACTCGGTATTGACGAAGCGCATATCGCAGAACTTGCCGCCATCGACTCCGATTCAGCGCGGGCGATAGTGAACAGGACCACTGTGGTCCAGCGAACCATCGACCAAAAGTTCGGGGAAGTCGGCAGGCTCATACGGGATGTTCGGAGCAAACCGAATGAACAGGCGTCACCGAAGGAACCGGGCGGCGATGCCAAGGTTGAGTTCGACCCGGATTACTTTGGAGGTGATGCGGCAGGCGCTTTGAACAAGTTCTTTGGCGAACAGTTGCCGACCATTCTCCAGTCTATGAATGAATCCAGGCAGTATAGGGAGGGAGAACAGGCCGAGAGTCTGGAACGGGAGGCGAATGGGATATTCGACTCTCTTGACTCAAAGCTTTATCCCGATTTTGGAACCGGGCCAATGGCGTCACTTCTTGAGAATTCGCCCGAATACAAGGCGAGAGGAGAAGTGATTGAAGAGGCCCTGGTCCTGAATGACGGGTACGCGAGACTCAGGGGTGAGCCGCTTCCGTTCAAGGACGCGATTCAGCGAGCGCTCAACATTCTGCATCCCGAAGCTGCCGCGAAAGCCCAGATTAAGAAAATGGAGAAGAGTGCTATAAAACGCAACAAGTCCCAACTTCCTCGCGGCGCGAAGAGAAAGTCCGCCGGAACGAAGGTTAATCCGTTTGAAAACACGGAGAGGGTGATGCGGGACAAGGGCATGATTGACTAGCTGGGCTTAGAAAACTTAGGAGGGCACCGCGATGGCGGGAATTGATAATTACAGTCCCATCACAGACGCGGACGCAAAAGACCTGATTAAAGCGGGTCTGGAGGATTTGCCCAAGGGGGGGGAGTTTGAAGTTCTCTTGCCCCGGCACGAGTATCCGATTTGGAACGGCTTTATGAATGCCGTCAAGCAGACCGTCCAATCGGGCACGTCCTACACCAGATTCGTACACCTTGGCGAAGATAGTTCAGGGGCCTGGGTAAATCTGTACGAGCCGAAAACCCCGGCCGTTGAAGACAAATTGGTGAAGATAAATGTTCCGTGGCGATACTACACCACTGACCATTCCTATGAGCGCCGGGAGCTCATGGAGAACCGGAAGCCCGCGCAACTGGTTAATCTGCTCAAGTCCCGCAAAACAGCAAAGTGGATGAAGATATTTGAAGATATGGAGGAGCAGTTCTGGGCCACGCCGGACATAGACGATACCAAGACTCCTTACGGGTACTGGTACTTCTTCCCGAAGATTGTTGTCGGGGACAGCACGGTTGGTCACGTCAAAGACAGCCCTTCGGGCTTCACCGATGTTCTTGGCATCAATTCCAGCACGGCGAAATATGGACGCTGGAAATCCTATGCCAACAGGTGGGACGCCGGTAGCGGTGACCTGAACGCTACTGACCGCACCATAATTTCGCATATGTTCCGGCATCTAAAATTCAACGCCCCCATGAAAATGGAGGAAGCTCTTAGCGGGACATTCAAGCTCCGTCTGCTCGCAGGGGAAACCCTGATTGACACGATGGAAGCCATGCTCCGCGACCAGAACGAGAATCTTGGCACTGATATTGTGAAGTATCAGAACGCCGTGGTTCTCAAGGGCATCCCCGTTGACTGGGCCGAGGAACTGGATGATGACACGGATTATCCGCTGTGCGCCATGAACACCAACTATATTTACCCGGTGGCTCTGAGCGGGGACTACTTCTACGACCACGAACCCATGAATGATGTGAGCCTGCCCAATGTTTACACGGTGAATACGGACCTGACGTTATGTCACGCCTGTACCAACCGTCAACGGGCCGGTGGCGTCATTTCAGATAACGCTTAAGAAGGGAGGTGAACATTATGGCTCAAGGTTATGCGGGATATGGTGGCGACAAACGAAGTGGCCTTGCCGGGCTGGCGGATTACTACGACTGGAAAGAAGACTTTATAACCGGTTGTCTTGAAAAC